TCGCAGCAACGGTGCTCGCGCCGAGCATGAACACGCGACCGCCGATAATCTCGTATCGTGCGCCCGTGCTCGGCGTGAAGCCGAACGACGATTGCACGTGGATCGTCGGCGTAGTGCCCGCGCTGTTGGCGACGATGTAGCGTTCGGCCGTGCGCCCCGCCGTCGTGTCAATGATCCGCAACTTGAACCCGTATTCGCCCGAGCCGCCGCGATTGGCGAGCATGTTCAGGCCGACCGCCGTTGGAAGCGCCGTCGAAAGCACCACGCTGGTCGTGGTCGCACCTGCCGCAATGGTGCCGACCAGTCCGAGCGACGGGACAAACGCCGTTGCCGCGCCCGCGCCAAACGTGCCAGCCAGCGCCGGGCTGATGACGAAGTTCCACGCCTTAGTGACGACGTTGTAGCGGTTGAGCACCGTGTTGCTGACCAACTGGTAAACGAACGGGTTGCTGCTTACGTCGCTGCGAAGGTCCGACGCGAGGCAAGAACCCGCCGCATGGGCATTCGGCGCCGCTGAACCCTGCACCCAAACGTTACGATCTAGGCGCTTTACCCACGTGTTTGCCATGTTAGGTGATCCTCGCTCGGACGGCTGCCTGCCATGCCGCAATGTTCTGATGGCGCGCCAGAGCTTCCGCCGGCAGCGTCCCCAGGTTGTTGAGCGTGCCGAGCGTCGTAATCGTGCCGGCCGCGATGTTGCTCACGGTGCTGACCGTCGTAACCGTGCTGACCGTCGTAACCGTCCCGCTCTCGATAATCGCAGTCTCACGCATACGATTGAGCGCGGCGTCATACCCACGCGGGCTCATCAGCAGGTCCCGGACCTGCCGGAAAAGCCATTCCAGCGGACCGGTAGACACCGGCAGCGGGTTCGCCTCGGAAACATCAACCGCCGTCCCGTCCGGGCCAGCCGTCAACTTCACACGCTGATGCAGCACGCCGCCGACGTTATCGGCCGCGACCGTAGCCCCTGTGCCAGGCGTGTAGCCGACGTTATCGCTCATCGATCATGCCCCGCCTTCGGTGAACACCGCACTCGTCACAGACACCGGCCCGCCCGACACGATAGACACCGTGTTTAGCGTCATGTCGCCGCCGCCGCCCGTGGCCGTAACGTCGCCATCCACAACCGCCGTCCCGCCGCTCGTAAACAGCCGGAACCACGTCGCCGTCCCGCTGTTGTTCGCGCTCGCGTCCTGCGTGATGCTGTTCGCGGTCAGCACGCCGCCCGTCGCTGCCGGCGCGAAAGGCGAACCGCACGTCAACTCCGCAAGCAGCACCTGCGTCGTCACCGCCGTCGCCACGGTCGCCGGCCGCGTGCCGTCATACACCCGCAGCACGCCCGCATTGCCGACAGCCGTCGCAATGTCATCCGCGCGACTGTTCCTCAGCGCGGCCGAAAACTTCAACGCCATTAGACAACCCTCCGCGTGCCCGCCGCGCGTCCATCAGGCCCGCGCACAATCTCCACCGGAGCCGCCATCAGCCGCGCCGCCTCTGCCATCTGCGCCGCACTCTGCGCGATCATGTCGCCGTTCTGCGCCTGCCGCTCCATCATCGCAGCCAGCGGCCCAAACGCCGTGGTAATCGCCTGCTCCGCACCCTCGCCAAGCGACAGCGCCACAGGCGGCACCGCCGCCCCGGCAGGCTGCGCCTTCATCGAAGCGTTCAACTGCGCGATCTGCCACTGCATCTCAAGGTCAGCCGACTTCCGCCGATCCTCCGCCGCAATCCGCGCCTCATCGTTCGCGCGCTGCGCCTCAAGCCGCATCCGCTCAATCTCGGCTTGCATCGCCATCTTTTCACGCTCAAGCGCCGCATCCTGCTGCGCCTGCGCCGCCTTGACCTGCGCGTCCATTTGCGCGCGGGCCATGTCCGCCTCGATCCGCGCCTGCGCCGTCAGCAACTCCGGCGGCGGCTGTTGCGGGGCACCCTGGCCTTCCGCACCACGCAGCCGCTCCAAAATCTTGCCCTTGCTCCGCAGGTTGCTCGCCTCAATCAGCAGGTCAGGAGGGATCGGAAAGCCCTTGCCCGCCAGATCGGCCAGCGCCTGAAACTCCTCGACCTGCAACGTCGCAATGTCGGCGCCTTCCTCAACCACGATGTCCACAAACATCCGGCTCACGTCATTCTCAACCGTCAACGTCGGCTGCCCGGTCATCGGATCCAGCGTCACCACCTGGCGATTGAGCCCCACAAACCGCACGTTCCGCTCATCATCCGTGACGCGCACCCACTTCTCAGCCGTCCAAAACTGCTTCACGCGGTTCCAGATCGTCCGATAGACCCGGCGCCGCCAGTCCCGGTGAAGATCGAGGATCGCGCCGACCTCAAGCGCGCCACCCTGCTGCGACAACGCAATCGCACGCCCCGACGCGCTCGACCCAGCCTTGCCCAGCATCGCGGCATTCGGGCCAAGCGCCTGGAACACGCTCTTGGCCTCTTGCAGTAGCGACGCCTGCCCGGCCGATAGGTCGCCCGTCTGCTGTATCTCGAACCGCATGCCCGGGGCCACTTCGATGTAGCCGTCCGGCTTCGCCAGTTCGGTCCGCGCCGCGTCAACGTCCTGCACCGCGCCCTGCTCGGCGATCACCTGCCGCACCGACAGCAGATGCACCGCCTTGCGATGGCGAAGGTTGATCTCGTCCTGCGGGTCGATCAGGTCCCGCACCACGCCATACCGCCAGTTGTCGCGGTTCACATAAGCGCTCTGGAACACAAGCGGACACTCGGGCCGGCCGTGCTCGTCGGAATAGGGCGACACCTGCGGCTCATCGAGATACCCGCCGCGCGTGAACGTCGCATAGCGCCAATCATCCTGCCCCGTGCGCCAGTAGAGCTGCGCCAAGCGCACCCGGCGGCGCTTCGCATCCGCCCAGATCGAAAACCTCGGCCGGTCGTCCCACGTCTCACTGAGCGACACGCGATCATAGGACGTATCAATGACGTTGCCGGCGCCCGGCCACCGCGCCAGAACCTCGGCTTCGTCCATCCACAGGACCACGCCAAGGAACTTCGCGTCGCTGTAGTCCTCGTGCCGCGAATACGGGTCCCAGATCATCCGATCCCACGGCACCGGCCGTATCACGATGTCTAGATCGCCCGCCGGGTTCTGTTCAACGCCGACCTCGCACCCGCCGGCACCCTCTACCACCATGTTTACCCAGCATTGGGATGCCAACATGGGCATGGCGTTGAGGTCGCAGACATACCGGATCGCATCCGTCGCCGCGTTCGCCGCATCTTCGTCGCCAGGATTGCGCGGATACGCCTTCGGGTCGGTGCGCTGCTGCTTCTCCAAGCCAAGCAGGTAGTCCACCTTGCCCTTGACCATGTTGAACGCGATCATCGGCTGGTTCCGCTTCAGCAGTTCCGCCGCCTCGGCTTCCGTGATCTGCCGGCCGTCGTAGTAGTCCCGGTCGCGCTCGGACCGCTCGCGCATCGGCGAGCCCTCGTCTTCGGCACTCTCGACCCATTGCACGAGCGTCGAAAGTGTTACGTCGGGCGTTGCGGTGCCATCGACCTCCTCCGGCGTCTCGCGTGCGTTCAGCATGAACCCTCTCAAGCGGTCTTCCAGGAAACCGCATCATTTCGCGCGGCCCGGCGCAGCCAGCGGTCACGCGGCGGGCCTTCCACAGGCGCCGGCCGCCCGGTCGCCATCATGTCCAGCAACTGCCCCGCAAGCCCCAAGGCATCTACCTGGTCGTCATGCTTGCCGGCAGGGAACGTCAGAAGCTCCGCCTCTAGATCGGCGATCCAAGGGGCGTCAGGCCGCAACCGCAGCCCATCCAGCGCCATGCGGCCGATAATGCTCTGCGCTCGCACCGCCTTATCCCCGCGCGTCGGAAACTGCCGCCGGCTGGTAAAGGTCTGGCGCTCGCGCATCCGCCGATCCAGGAACGGCCCCACGCCGCTCTTGATCTGGCCGTTTTCCTCCGCCCATGCCAGCGGCCGCCACTTGGCAACCAGATCGCAAAACGCCTCTACCCACACGTCCGCCGACGCCTGCGCCCGCCACACGTCCAGCAGATGCAGCCGCCCGGCCGGGTCCATGCCAAGCACCACATGGACCGTGTAATCCCCGCCGTCCGACGTCACGGCGTAGTCGCTGGCACCATAGACCCGCATCCGGTCGCGGGGCGGCGGCGCCTCCCGCTTCAGCCACTCCCGCCGGAACAGAGACCCTTCGGCCGGCGCGGGCCGCTGCTGGTAGAGCGCAGCCCATGTCCGGGCGTCGGCAGTCTGTCGCTTCCGCAACAGGTCGTCGCCATACCCGTATTCATCATCGCCCCAAAGCGGATCGCCCGGCGCGCGGCCTAGCGGATCGTCCGGCACCTCGGCGATAGCCGGCAGCGACAACACCCGCCACCGCTTCGCTTCACGCTCAAGCAGCCGCCCGGCCAAGTCATCCTCGTGCCAGCGGGTTTGCACCAACACCACGCCAGCCCCAGGCCGCAACCGGGTCGTCAGGTCGTCTTGGAACCACTCCCACACGCGGTTGCGGCGGTTTTCGCTGTCGGCATCCTCACGGGACCGTATCGGGTCGTCGATTACCGCCAGATCGGCACGCAAGCCGGTGATGACACCGCCGACACCCGCCGCGCGATACTGCCCGCCATTCGTCGTAGTCCACAGTTCCTCGGCTTCGCGGTCGAGACCGTAGCCCAAAAGCGGCCCATGCTCCCGGACCCGAGCCCGGACCCGCCGGGAGAAAGACTGCGCCAGGTCGGCGGTATTCGACGCCGCGATGATCGACCGATCCCGCCCCTGCGCTAGGAACCACGGCGGAAACAGGTCCGACGTATAGGTGCTTTTCGCGCTGCCCGGCGGCATGAACACCATGAGCCGGTCATTCTCGCCAGCCGCTACCGCCGCAAGCTCCCGGATCAACAGCCGGTGATGCGATGCCGGGACCAAACCCCGAGACGCTAGCGCGACTTCCGACCAGCGCAGCAGATCGCGCCGCGTGATCCTCCGCTCAAGTAGGCGTTTTGCCGCTTGCTCGGGCGACAATGGCTGCGAGCTCGTCATCCGTCATTTGATCCGGGTCGGACGTTGATACCCGCACCTTGCTCTCGGGCGGCATCACGCGGTTCAGCAAGTCC